ATCTTCCTTTTATGAAGTCTTCTCATAACTTTGCTAAGCGGCATAGGGCTTTAGGTATGGGGGTTCTGGGTTGGCATTCTTATTTACAAAGCAAGAAGATTGGATTTGAGAGTATGGAAGCTAAATTAGCTAATAGTTCTATGTTCAAAGAGATTAGGAAGAAAAGTGATAAGGCTACAGGTCAATTATTTCAACTTCTTGGTGGTCCTTTATATGCCAAAAAATATTGGCGCAGGAATACAACTACTTTAGCTATAGCTCCTACGACTAGCAGTTCATTTATTTTAGGCCAAGTCTCTCCTTCGATTGAACCCTTAAACTCAAATTACTTTGTAAAGAACTTGGCGAAAGGGAAATTTACTTATAAAAACCCTTATTTAAAGGAGGCTTTGGCGGAGTATGGTCAGGATAATGATGAAGTCTGGCTTGGCATACTTAAAACAGGAGGTTCTGTCCAACATTTGAGCTTTATGTCAGAGAATGATAAGGAGGTTTTTAAGACTTTCGAGGAGATTTCCCAAAAAGAAATCGTAATACAGGCAGCGCAGAGGCAAAAGTATTTGGATCAAGGTCAGTCTCTTAATTTAATGATAGCACCAAAGACTCCGATGAAAGAAGTTAATCAGCTAATGATTTTCGCTTGGGAGAATGGAGTAAAAGGATTGTATTACCAAAGAAGTGCTAATCCAAGCCAAGAATTATCAAGGTCTTTGATGGAATGTAAATCTTGTGAGGGGTAAAATTCCCCAAGATTTTGGTTTGTGTATATACATGCACCATGACCGAACCAGAAATTAATTTAACAGACGAGGTAGAACTCGATGAAACAATAGCATTTATACTAGATCGTATTGACGAAGCTCAATTCGACGAGGATTGATTTAGTATATCTCTATTGTCTGAGAATTTCCAGTACCCAAAGTGGGGCTAGAAAAACAAAAACTAACTAAAAATAGTAGTATGACAATGATGATAAACAAAATGTTGGCTCCCTTGGTTTTCGAGGGGGATATTTTTAAGCGTATGCAATCGTTAGCTAATCAAGCTAACACTCCATTGTATTCAGGCTCTGAGCCATTTGATGCTTATAAAGACAAGGATGATAATTTCATTCTTGAGTTTGCATTGGTCGGATTAGATCAGGAAGATATTTCTGTGTCTGTATCTGGCCAAACCTTAAAGATTGAGGCGGGATCTCAGCAAAAAGATGACGATGCTGAATTCTACCATAGGAAAATATCTCGACGCTCTGTCAAGAAGCACTTTACCTTGCACCAGAACGTTGATAAGGATTCCATTGAGGCAGAATATAAAAATGGCCTATTGAGAATCAAAATACCTCTTGAGAAAGAGGAACAAAAAGATATAATGATCAAAGTTAAGTAGATTTTGAAGTGACTTATATCGCTCCTTCTAGGTCGTGCTTACCTAGAAGGAGTTTTTTATGAAATATTCGATACTATATAAAAATAAAAATGATGTTCTTAATCCATCCATAGTTTCTGGTATAGGGAAAAGAGCAAATGTGTTGATGAATTACTTGGAAGGCAATTCATTGCTTAGTGGCGTATATGATTATAGTGAAATCGATCAAATTGATACGGATTCTTTGGTTATATCTTTTATGATAGATGACGAAGAAGTTTTCGAAAAGCTTGAGTCCAAAGGATTGAAAGTTTGTAATTCTTATTGTTCTGGCCATGATAAGCCAACAAAGTGGTTATATACTTCTGAAAATATTAAGCTTAGGTTTTTGAGTAAAGCGGTTAAGGATCTTTGCGAGGGATTTTATGATGAATCTAACTCTTTCATATGTCATCATGGTTTTTCGAATTCAGAGTACAAGGTTTTAGATAATCCTAAGAAGTATTTTCTCTGGTGTGCTAGTTTAGGATGGGGATTAGATGCAAAAGGTCTTAATTCATTTTTAACAATGGCTCAGTATAATCCAGATTTTGAATTTATAGCTTATGGAGGTAGGTGGAACTCTTCAGATCTTGAGAAAAAATTAATCTCAGCCCAGTCTAGAATTAAAAATTTTAAAATAAAGTTTGATTTATCTGACGAAGAGAAGGACGAGGTTTTTTCTAAAGCTATTGCCTTTTGTCAGTTTTCTTTATTAAAAGAGGCGGGGAATGTTTTAACTATAGAATCCTTATTGAGAGAGACTCCAGTATTGACTCTAGATGTTGATAATGGATCTGTTAAGGAGTATTTAGGAGACATGGAGATAAAGTTAACTAATTATAGATTAACTTCTGATATTCTTGATCAAGTCGAGTTAGTAAGATCTAAATTGAAGTCTTATAACAGGTACAAGAACAAGTTTTCTTGTAAATCTGAGATTAGAATTATTCAAAAAAACTTTAATGAGTAAAGTTCTCATAACGGGTTCCTCTGGTTATATTGGGTCTCATCTTTTGAAGAGGATTATTAGAGACTCGTTATATAGTGTTTCGGGCCTAGACAAAGAAAATCCAGATAAAGTTTACCCCGATAGATTTTATTATGGGGATATTAGGAATGATAAGTATTTAAAATATAAATATTCTTTCGATTGTGTCGTCCATTTGGCTGCTGAGATGAGGGTTGGGGAATCAGTAAAAGATCCAATTTTATATTATGAAACCAATGTTCTTGGGACTTTAAACGTCTTGAGGAATATAAAAACCAAACATTTTATCTTTGCTTCGACTGGGGCAGCAGAAGGTTTAGCTTCTCCATATGGTCTATCTAAAAAAGCTTCGGAAGAAATGGTTGCTCAGTACTGTTCTGAAAACAATATTGATTACACTATTTTTAGATTTTACAATGTCATAGGGCAAGATGGCATAAAGGTTAAAAATCCAGATGGATTATTTTATAATCTTTTAAAGTCTAAGGAGACGGGTGTTTTTAAGATTTTCGGCAATGATTATGATACTGAGGATGGGACTTGCGTTAGAGATTATGTACATGTGAATGAGATTTGTGATTCAATTATTTCAGCGATAGACAATCCGTCTAATAGTATAGAAAATTTGGGCCATGGGTGCGGCACTTCGGTGTTAGAAATGTTTAAACTTTTCAAAGCTTCTAATGATTTGGATGTATCCTTTGAATATGCTCCCAGAAGGGATGGAGACATTCCAGTTAGTGTTTTAAAAAACGTTAGCCCTTATATGAAGAAAATTTATTCTATAGAGGACTTATTGAAAGATGGATAGGATTTGGCTTACGGGGATTACTTGCGAAGGCAATAAAGAAAATCTAATTGAGTTATTAGAACCAATTAGAAAGTATTTTAATGGATTGGTTTGGACATTTCATTATCCAAAAGATGAGGGTGCTGATTACTTAGAGTCGATAAAAGCAGAGGGAGAAATCATTTACAGTAAATGGTGTAATAGATTTGATTTTAGTCGCAACACATCTTTATTTCAGTCTCCAATTAAAAATGGAGATTGGTTTGTTGTCGTTGATGATACTGAAAGGATTAGTCAGGAACTAGCTTCTTCTTTGAAGAGTCTATGTAATCAATTGAATAACTCTGGTATCAATGGAGTTTATTTACGGGGGAAACATTTTATGTTTAGGTATAATGAAAGCACTAAGTTTAAATTAAATCCACATTGCGGTGTAGATGGAGTTACTAAATCTTTTGAAATATCTTCTTTACCAAATTGGAAGGATTCATTTTTTACAAATGTCCGTTCTGAACAACGGGATAAGTTTCAGTTTGTTAAGCATAATTTAAAATATTATCTTTATCCAGAGACGAATCATTTAGTTTTGAAGTGTGAACAAGATGTAGAGTTTATAAAGGAACGCTTTTCTATAAGGGCTGTTTTTTTGAACGAGCTTATGGGGTTGGGTCTAGATCCTTATGATTTAGAAGAAGTATTCCAGTACATTGTGTCTAGAGATCTTAGTGATATATCTAAAGATTGCATAAATAAAGAAAAGTATTTAAATGATGTCTATAGATTCTACCGTATGGGGTTAAAAGATTTCGAGGAGGATTTTGATTTTAATAATTTGGTTGAAATAAAATGAAATTATCAAAGGAAAAGCGCATCGAATACTATACAGGAGGAATTAAATTTTCTTGTGATAACACCCCCTTTGATTTTGAGTCTTATGAACTATTTGATCATCCATTTTCCATAGACGCGAAGAACAAGGAGTGCCGTTCTAGAAGGCATTATGATAAAGATTTAATAAGATACGTTAAGCTGGCAGGGTTTAGAAAACTATGGTTTTGTTGCGGAGACAAGCCTTACACTGGTAATAATTTCCCTGTTCTTGTGAAAACTAGAGATACTTTTAATCAGTTGAGCAGGGGAGTGATCGCTAATTTAAACAGTGGGAGGCATTGGGACTTAAATTTATCTCAAGATGTGGATTGGGGAGATAAATTAAATGATGTTTATTGGAGGGGGGCTGACACAGGGCATGAATTACACAACAATGATAGAGTAAACTTTGTGTCGAGATTTTTCGGGGAGTATGATGTAGCCTTTTCTGATTATTCTCAAAATTATATCGATTCACCGTACCTTTATTCAAAAGAGTGGTTGAAGGGATTTTGCTCTAGGGAGGACTTTCTTAAAAGAAAATATCTTCCTGTTATCGATGGTAATGACAAGTCTTCTTCATTAAATTGGGTCTTAGCTTCTAATTCCGTTCCTATTATGCCCAAACCAAGATTTCATTCTTGGTTATGCGAGAAGTTTTTGGAATCAGGGGTTCATTATGTAGAAGTTGAGCGAGACTTTTCAGACTTTGAAGAAAAGCTTGATTGGTGCAAATCTCACGATGAAGAGTGTAAAATGATTGCTGGGAACGGCTCTCAGTTTATTAAAGATAATTTTACGGATATGGCTTTTGAAATCAAATTGGAGAGAGATATGATAGAATATTTCCATAGCACTATTGAAATGTTCCCCTAAATATATATAATTTTTTATGTTAGCGAGGACTACTCCTGAAATGGAATTTAATGAGGTGTTGATGATGCATCGATATATAGGCAAAGATAAGCCTACTTTTTTTGAATGGGGTTCTGGGGGATCTACAGTAAATTTTGCTCCCCATACCTCAAGGTATGTTTCTATAGAGCACTATGACAAATGGTACGAATTGATAAAGCCTTTAATATGCGATCATGTAGAGTATGAATTAATCCCGAATAATAATCCTCGTAGTAAAAGAGATACTCCTAAAGAAGATTTTTTAGATTATGTTAATGCTGTTGATAGGTTCCAAGGTCAAAAGTTTGATTTGGTTTTAGTTGATGGAAGGGCTAGAAAGTATTGTGCAGAAAGGGCTTTATCTTTGCTGCATCAAGATTCTTACTTATTTATTCATGATTGGGGTCGAGAGCATTACACGGATCATGTTATGAAGTATTATGACATAGTAGAGGTTATTGAAAGCTTGGCTTGTTTTAAATCTAAAAAATAACAATTGTAATACGTGAGAAAGGCTTTCCTAATTACGATTTTGTGAAAGATTATGTTTTAGATTGGTGGGTTTGAATATAATATAAATAAATGAAGAAGGTAATAATTACGGGAGTAACGGGTCAAGATGGTAGCTTTATGGCGGATTACCTCTTGAAAAATACAGAGCATCTTATTATTGCAGGAGTACGTAGGTTAAGCGTGAAAAACCATGAGAATATTCAGCACCTTTCTGGTAATCCTAGGTTTAAGCTAATAGATTTGGATGTGGCAGATCAAGCCAATACAGATCTGGTTATAGCAGAGGAGCAGCCAGACTATTTCATTAACTTTGCTGCTAATTCTTTCGTTGGTGTTAGCTGGAAAATGCCAGTTAATCACATGGAGACAAACGCGATGGCTGTTCTGTATCAGCTAGAAGCTATAAGGAAACATTGCCCTAATTGCCATTACTACAATGCTGGCTCCTCAGAAGAGTTTGGGGACGTTTTATACTCTCCTCAGTCAGAGCTTCATCCTTTGCGCCCAAGAAGCCCCTACGGTGTTTCTAAGGCTAGTGCTAGGCACATGGTAAAGGTTTGGAGAGACTCTTATGATTTATTTGCCGTACAGGGTTGGTTATTTAACCATGAAGGCACTCGTCGTGGAGAAGAGTTTGTTACTCGTAAGATCACCAAAAACGTGGCCCGTATTAAGAATGAGTATATTTTAAATGATTTTAAACCTCTTGAATTGGGTAATATTGATACGAAAAGAGATTGGAGTGATGCTGAAGACTTTGTAGAAGGAGTTTGGTTTATGTTGAATCAAGAAGAGCCTAGGGAGTACGTTCTTTCTTCCAATGAGACTCATACTATTAGGGAATTTGTAGAACAGGCATTTAATTTTGCTGGCTTTGCTGTAGAAGAGTGTAAGTGGCTTGGTAAGGGTGTAGATGAGAAGTATGTGCATGAAGGCAGGACTTTGATGCAGATTAACCCAGAATTCTATAGACCTGCTGAAGTAGAGGTGCTTTGGGGGGACTCTTCGGAGGCTAGGAGAAACTTGGGTTGGAAGCCTAAAACAGATTTTATCGGCCTTGTAAGAAAAATGGTTGATAACGACTTAAGATTACTCTAAGGTAGTTCTATGCCGAAGGGTAAAAAGACTTGTCCTAAATGTGATGCCCTAAGTGCAGCCTCTCTTAAGGTTTGTTCGTGTGGACATGTCTTCAAGAAGAAACTTTCTAAAAAGAAAGCTAGCCCTTTCTTTAAGGAGAGGAGAGAGTTTATCAAAAGGATGTTGGGTGGGGCAAAATCTATTGATTATAGGCTTGATATGATGACTGTGACTAAGGTCTTCAAAATCTTCAATAATGATCTTGACTTTTTGTCCAAGGTTAAAGCTCCATTTAAGTTAGAGGGGTCGATAAAGTATTTTTTGACTAAGGATGGTATTCAATACCTAAAGAGGAAAAAGCTAGAGTTTGACTACAAGCCAAAGAATTTTGAAAAAATGGTTGACCATCAAGATAAGATGGGCGAAGATATAAAGATCGAAAAACGGAAAACCCTGAGAGATTTTTTAGATGAGTAAGGAAAAAAAGAACAGTACAATTGGAACTTCACAATTCATGGGTCAGTTCATGAAAGCGAATAAGGATTATCATTTTAATTTCGAAGAGACGGCGGCTTCGTATTCAGTTTCTACTGGGTCTTTGATTTTGGACAATTTCATTGGGGGTGGTCTTGGAGCAGGGCTACAAAGGTTTACGGGATGTAACGAGGGTGGTAAGACAAATGAGGCTCTGCAAGTGATGCGTAACATGCTTAACTCTGTAGATAAAACGAAGGGTCTTTATATTAAGGCTGAAGGTAGATTGTCAGTGGAAATCCAAAAGCGCTCAGGTTTGAAGTTTGTATCCCATCCAGACGATTGGGAACTCGGAACCTGTCTTGTCTGGGAGTGTAATATTTATGATGTAGTTTTTGATGGGCTAAGGAGTCTACTCAAAAATAATCCAGATAAGGAAAGATTATGCATTGTCATCGACAGTATGGATGGTTTGCTTCCTAAATCAGACTTAGAAAAGTCTACTAGCGATGCAGCAAAAGTTGCAGCTGGAGCTTCTTTAACTTCTGATTTCTTAAAGCGAGTTAGTCTTGGTATGAGTAAATTTGGTCATATGTGTATTATGGTCTCTCAGGTTCGGTCAACTATAAAGACTAATCAATATGCTCCTAGTGATCCAAACAACCAAACCAATTCTAGCGGTGGCAATGCAGCTCTTCATTATCCAGATTGGATTATTAATTTTGAGAAACGAAACCAATCAGATCTAATACTCCAAGATCCAAAAGCTAGACCTAGCCCCGAAAATCCTATTATTGGTCATTACGCTAAAGTCCACATTCAGAAATCGACAAATGAAAGTACGGGCATGCGTGTTAGATACCCGATCAAGCATGGCCGCACTGATGGAAAATCCATTTGGATAGAAAGAGAGGTTATTGAGATGCTTTTAATGTGGAAGTACATTGAGAAAGCTGGTTCTTGGTTTAAGATTGACGAAGATGTTAGTTCTTATGTTTCGGGCCAAGGTCTTGAGATAAAAGAAAAATATCAAGGCATGAATTCTTTATATGATCTTTTGGAGGGTAGTCCTGAATTGACTAAGGCTCTTGGTTGTTTTATAGCAGAGAACGTGCTTTCATGATATTTTTAACTACCACTGGGAGAGAGCAAAAGTTAAAGAAATCTTCTAAGTATTTGGTTGATTGGGATAAAAAATGTCGGAGTAAAATCCAGAAAAAAGTTAAAGATCTTCTTTATCCTCACTGGGTTGCAGATATTGTTTTCGAAGAGATGCCCGTCCTAGGTACAAGGATGACATTAGATTTTTATAATGCTAATCTTAAGATGGCTATAGAAGTTGACGGTAATCAGCATTATCAATACAACAAATTCTTTCACTCTAACTCAAGACAGAATTTTCTTGCTCAATTACAGAGGGATGAGAAGAAGGAATATTTCTGTGAAATTAATCAAATAAGGCTTGTTCGTATTCTAGAGAAGGATACTATTGATGAGCGGTTACTTAAGAAATTAGACATAATATGAATCTTTTCGATAAAAGCGATAATACGTTACCTCAGAGTGTGCTGACTAAACTCTATGACTGTACAGGGTCTCCTACTGGAGGGAATAAGGGGTTCTTTTTGTTTTATATCAATGATTTGGGCCAACCCAGTTTCGCCACAAAGACTGAAAATTCCTGTGTGGATATGGCTTTGAGTAAATTGATAGAATTGTCACTTGAAAAGGGGGTTGATCAATGATATCTAATATGGATTTGGAGAAGACTGTATTGAAAGGTCTTTTACAGCATCCCCATAAGTGGGCTGAGATTTCGATTTTTTTAAATGAGAAGGACTTTTATAGTGAGGATTCTCAAGTACACCTCTCTATTTTTAAGCTAATCAAGAACGCTCTTGATAACGCAGAAACGATTGACGATACAATTCTTATACCTCGCCTTAATGAATTAAAGGTTAGCTTCCCTGACAGTATTGATCTAGCGGAATACATACGGTCTTTAGTTTTCCATAAGATAACTGAAGACATATTTCTTTCTTCTGTTAAGGAGTTAAAGAAGTTCTCAGCGAGGCGTGAAATATATCATTCGTGTAAGGATGTAGCTAAATTTGTCAAGAAGATTGATCCTAATTTAAAATATTCTGAAATCGTAGATAAAGCAGACGAAATCTACAACAAGAACATTAAGCAATTTGAGTTTAATGAGGATGGGCCAGTAAATCTTTTTGAGATAATGGAATCTGTCGTTGAGGAGAGAGGGAATAACCCAGTAGAAGAGTCTGGGATGATGGGTCCACACCAGAGGGTTAATGAGATTTATGGTTCTTTGCTTTTAGAGGGTAATATCTCAGTCATTGTAGCTCGTTCTGGAGTGGGAAAGACTCAGTTTTGCATGGATTATACCACGAGGGCTGCTGCGAAATATGAGATCCCAGTACTCCATTTTGATAATGGAGAGATGAGTGAAGAGGAACTTATATTCCGTCAATGTTCGGCAATGACAGGAATACCTATATTTTTACTGCAAAGCGGTAAGTGGAGGACTTCAAGTTATGGGGATTGGACTGCGGAAGAGGTGGTGGATAAGGTGAGGTCTGCTTGGAGTAAAATTAAGAACATGAAGTTCTACTATGAGAATGTGGCAGGAATGTCTGCTGATGAGATGTGCTCTCTTTTGAAGAGGTTTTATTATTCAAAGGTTGGTCGAGGGAAGCGCATGATTTTTAGTTTTGATTACATTAAGACTGACTTCAATAATTTAGGGAAAAATGATGGTTGGCAGCAGGTTGCGTCTATGGTTCACAAATTCAAGCAGACAATCCATAGAGATCTTTGTTTTGATGGGAAGCCTTGTGTCTCAATGATGACATCTGTTCAGGCAAATAGGCTTGGTATTACTGGGAACAGGGGAGCCGATTCTATAGTGGATGATGAGAGCGTTGTTTCTCTTTCAGATGGCATCACTCAGTTTTGTTCTCACTTATTTTTACTTCGTCGGAAGATTGCTGATGAGATCCACGAAGAGGGGGACCGTTTCGGTACTCATAAATTAATTAACTTAAAGGCTCGTCATTTAGGCAAAGAGGCTCTTCGTGCAATTAATCCTGTTGAGATGCCAGATGGATCGAACAAAAACAATTTCATTAATCTTGAGATTAAGAACTTTAGGGTTACAGAGAGGGGAGACTTGCAGGACATTGTAGATTCAGTGAATAATCAGGATGTTCGT